GGAACCCGATGCATTAGGTAGCCCACCGAAAGAAGAGAAATCTAGAGTGTCGCTCCAATCAGCCTGGAGTTGAAGCGCAATAACATCTGCGGTTGCATCCCACAGAACCTTAACTCCCATCCCTACAGTGGAATACCAAACCTTGGTTATACGAACTCCAGTGCAGGTAACACCTGCACCATCCGGGTACTTACCCAAGTCGGATACGTCTACCTTTGTAACAGCAGATTCCCCAGTTCCGTCGCTGGTGTTGGTGAAGTACATAACGGCCTTTCGAGGGCCGTCATCAACGGTCGTTGAAGTAACAGCGTCAGCCATTTTAAGCTCCTTTTAAAAGGGAAGGGGGCGAACCCCCTAACCTAGTTATGCAACCTGCACATACTCAATGACGAACGTAAAAGAGCCTGCCGTGGTGGCATCCACCGTGTTGGTGATGTTGCAATAAATAGTTCGTTCAGCAGAAGCGTATTGCACAGAAACTGGAGCGGTCGTGGTACTTTGAGTCTGAACAACCAAAGTAGTTGTGGTCACATTACCTACCACAACGGTAGTTCCACCATCCAGAATCTCATCTGTTATCGCGGCAACAATCTGAGCGCCAGAGCTACTAGTACCTACCTCATACCCAATATCCCCTGATCCGATAACCGGAGCAGTGACACAGAAAATCTTGATATTGGTCATGATGGTATTAGCAGGCTGCGTAAACTCGCCGATAGCGCCCGAATCACCGGCAGTAGTATTAACCGTTACACCTGTAGCTAAACCAACATGCTGTATGTATTTGTCAGTTACAATTCCCGTAGAGGCAATGTCAAAAGTATTCGTGACAGCACCCGTTCCTGACGCAATATTGATTACTTCGAATCCGTTTTCCGAACGAACCGGACCATTAAAAGTTGTATTAGCCATCTTGGCTAACCTCCTTACAAAGGTTTTGTTCTAGCGTCTTGTAAGCGTCTGCTGGGGCAGTCTCTAGAACTTGTAGTTCCCAGTTAAATGAAGGGGGCGAAGAACGCCCCCTTCGATACATCACCAATCACGCACCAGGCGAGCCAAATACGCAACGTGGGTCAGAGTACCCAAAGCTATAACGCTCACGGGCCTTGTACCGCACGTTACCGGTGTCGAAGTCACCTTCCATCTTGGTGGACATCGGCATACGCTCGAAGTGAATGAATCCGCGAGGTGCATCAGTCTTGATGAACCAAGCGTCGGTGTCGGTGAGGTAATGATTAACGACATAACCCTGCGGTAACATTCCCATGTTTCGCACAGCGTTGATATCGTTATCCGCCGTACCCGGACGAAGCGTGGACTCAAGCAATCGATCCGACACAAACTGCAGTGCCGCTGGAACGACCAGCTTCATACCACGAACACTAACCTTCAGGCCGCGCTCATCGACATATGCAGCGATGTCAATAAGAGCATTCTCAAGGCTCGTTTCGTTCAGGTCAGCAGCGGTGCTAGGCTCATTCCGTAGAGTGTTACCACTCACCAACGGATGGTCCGTCGCACACAACTCTTTGGCATCCCCACCGGGGAAGCTGCTATCAAAAGCATTGTTCAACGTAGCTGCACCCTTCACCTGCTTGGTGTTGGCCATGCTACGAGCCAAAGCCTTTGTATAACGTGAAGCAAGACGGTCATAAAGATTATCTTCAATCGCTTCCTCGGTAATCGAGAATGCAAGAGCGATAGTCTCATGCGTATATCTTGCAGTGTAGGCTTCCTGCGCATCATCAAAAGAAACCGCAGTTCCTTCTGACTTAACAGGAGCCGCCCCAAAGCCAGAGAGCATCACCTCTTCCTCGAAAGCTCGTTCCGAAGATTCAGTGTCATAAACCTCTTTAGCCTCATCGTCGTACCTGGCGTACTCCATACCAAACAGAGCATTCAAACCAGGCTCTAGCTCTTTAGCTAGTTGTGCTCTACTAATAGCCATGATTTAAGCCTCCTATACGCCAGTGGTTGAAGGTGTACCAGCAGCAATAGATCCGTTAGGAGCATTGAAGTGGTTGTTCAACCGTACGATGGCACCGATACCGGCTGCGCCAAAATCCGCATTCTCCGGGTCATCCACCCACCCCATAACTCGCATGTGTAATGCGGCGGTGGTGGCAAGCGTACTAATTGCCAAACGACCCAAAGAAATTCCAGTGGAATCTGTGCCAGTAGCTGCCGTGGAAAAATTAGCGTTCAGATAAGTATCTGCTCGCGCCGTGGCCTTACTGGTCCACGTAGCGTCCGTTGCAATCACAAAAAGCTGCATCGGATCATCGATAATGAACGCTCTGATTGGATGGTTGCTATCAGCACCTGATCCAGGCCAATAATTTTTCCACACCGTTTTTCCAGTGGTGGAATCTACGTACTCACAGCCCTGAAAAACGCCAGCAAGACTTACGGAACCTCCCGCAGCAGCCGTAGGTTCAATATGACCACCTGCGACCGGGATAACGGGGGCACCATGATAAATTTTATCAGTCTCGCCGTTTGCGATTTCATACAATGAGTAGCCAGATCCACCAGTGGAATTAGCCCCTGACCCTAGTTTACTTAGAGGTCTAAGGCCAAAACTTCCATTGATGTTAGCCATTTAAATTAACTCCTAGTCCTCTTCTTTGCGAGGACCGCCAAAAGAAACACTTGAACGCCGTTCAGGTTGGCTGATCGGCATCGCCGGATGCTGCTCACGAGCAAGGTCGTTATCGACAGCAGTCATTTGATCGCGGGTCATGCCCCGAAAATAACCTTTGCGTTCTTCAACGATTTCGAGAGGAATCCTGGCTAGAAGTAGTCCTCCTACTCCAATTACACCAGCATGTTTACCATCCTCAACAGTTGGAATTTCAAAGTCTGGGTATTCATCACCTCGAACTAGCTCGTAACCTTCACGGATTCGTGCAGCTATGTTCTTACGGTCATCAAACCCCATTACTTCTGCCCTCACCCATCTGTGCTTATAGCCCTCAGGTGCGGGGGGTGCGTCCAACATGGACGGTGGTTTCCAAGACTCTCTGCGTGCTTGCTTTGCACGAATTTGATCTGCGCGTGGCGTCCGGGTGGTCTTCTGGTCGACTGTGTTTTCAATTTCGCTCATGATTAGTTCCTCACACGTATTTTGCATATTCTTCAAGAGGCACATTAAGCCTCTTGGCGATCGCAACCTGTGAAGGCGTGAGCCGCACAGTCTTTCGTCCACTACTTTTATTGCGGGATGCGGAAGCTTCGGCTGACGCAACCGTTCTGCTTCCCCCGTTTGACTTAGATTTTCGGTCGAACTTATGTGGAAACTCCGACTTCATTCTATTGTCAAGCTCAGAATAATACTCATCTGAGGATGGATCAAACCCATCCTCTTCAATTAGCCGCCTATGTACTCCAAAAGCAGCATATGTCATAACTTCGTCCTGACCAAACCAGTCATTTCTTTTTGCCCAGGCTTCTGCCTTTGGATCTGGCGCAGCTGGAGCTTGTTGTGGCTGAGGGGGTGTTTCGGGAGGTGTTTCTTTTTGAAGCTTTGTTAGAGTCCCTTTTTCATACGTTAAATCTGAAAGGGCTGTTTGCGCTTCTACGATTTGGTCAACATTATTACTTTCGTGAGCTTCCTTTAGAAGCCGTTTAGTGGACTCTAGCTGGGAATCTACGCGATTCCCAAACTGTTCTTGATAACCTTTATCAAGGTCTTCTATACGTTTTTTAAGGTTCTCGTTTTCTTTTCTGACGTTTTCAGCAAACTCAATCGCGCTTTGTTTCTGTCTTTCTTCCTCTCTAAAACGCTTTGTAAGTTCACCAATACGGGTTTGAACGCCCGTACTGTACTCGTCTAGTTCGTCTTCCTGTTGAGAAACCTCTAAGGATTCGGGCTTTTCTTCAGGATTAAGGTCAATACTTACTGAGGATTCTTCGGAATCCCCTACATCAATATCTTTTTCTTCAGGAGGCATGTCATGGTTCCCATAGCTCCTTTCTCCTTTCTAGACATGTTTAATATCATCAGGATCGATAATAGTAGCGATTACCTCATCGTCGTTGATGATGCGCACTTCGCCATCGTCTAGTTTGAATCTAGAACCGGCATAACGGCCAATGCAGATCCACTGGCCTTCTTTGCACCACGAATTAAAAGACTCTCCAAATTTGGCAGCGTCTTGATAAGCCAATGGTCCAAGCTTTAGGACGTAAGCCACTACTGTGGCTAACGCCTCTCGTTCTCTTACTGCATCTGGAATGTGAATGCCGCCGTCTGAGGTGGCTTTGCCCATATAAGGCATTACCAAAATCCTCCAGCCGGTGGGCTGTGGCAGGCGTTCTTTTAGGCTTTTCGACAACCGGGAAGGGTCTAGATATTTGTTTTCCTCGGCAACATAAGCAGCAGCTATCGATTTTTTATCTTTCTCACTTTCTATAATATGATCTGGAACAAGTAACTGTGGACTACTCATTCAGTATCCTCCGATTGCAGGGCATCCCTGATTTCTTGTTCGGCGAACTCTAGCCCTGACAGTTCGCCAACAAATTGGCGGTACATCTCCATATTCTTAGGAGTGCCGTGTAAAATTGCGTCTTCAGTCAACTTTATCCTGCCCTGGATGGCCCTGAGGACAGAATATGCAAACGTCACGGGGTCAGCCACTTAGTAT